TGATCTTCTCGGGCACCCATGCAAGAGATATTTTCTCGCCCGTCTCCTGATTCGTGATGTAAACATCGGCGACCTCAGAACCGCCGCCGAGCAAGCCAACGGCGAGTGTTCGCCAGACACCGGAAAGCCCTGACGTTGTGAGTCCGTGTATGAGCGAACTCTTGATGCTGCGTCCACGCAGGAGATCGCTGACAACGGCATTCGTGTTGAACTTCATAAACGATCACCTCGCATTCATGACCGGCTGATTGACAAAGATCGATACGACCTTATCTGCCAGCTGTCCGCCGATGTCGTCCGCAATATCTTCCAGATTCTCACGGATTGCCTGAACAACGCCCTGTGCGTCCATAGAGCCACCCGAAATGGTGATTGGTATACTTATCCCTCCCATGTCGATAGAAACGCTCTGAGGGGTATTTCCCGCTGATACAGGGGTGATGAGCGGAGCACTTTCACCAGATTCGTCAGGCGTAAAGTCCATCTCATTGCCAAAATCGAGTCCCATCATCGTTGCTGCGCGTTCAAGGATGTCGAGTCCGCGCGTACGGTCATTTAGAGGAATGATCGCCTCGGGGCCGTTCTCCGCAACGATGCCGCGATGCGGTGCGTGGAAGATACCGCCCGTTGCATGAGGCGCTTCGCTTCCTACACCACTGCCGACAAGCCCCGTGATGCCAGAACCGATGTTACGCAGCTCGTCAAACTTCTTGCTGATCGGCTTGATAACATTCTCGTCAAACCAAGTGCCGATGCCGCTGAACAGCCCTGTAATGAAATTGTAGGCGTTTTGAAATGCGTCGGAGATTGCCGCCCGCGCTGCGTCAACAGCAGTAGAGATCGGCTGCCATACCGTTGTGTCAAACCATGCAGAAGCAACGCCCCATAAAGCACAGACAGAGTCCCATGCCGTGATAACAGCCTCTCGAATCGCAGTCCATGCCGCACTTGCAAAATCCGATATGGGCTGCCACACGGTGCTTGCAAACCATTCTCCGGCAGGGGTGAAGAATTCGCAGATAGATTCCCATGCCGCAGATACCAGCTCTGTTATTCCTGCCCAAACCTCTGCTGCGGAATCTTTAATCCATTGCCATGCGGCTGAAGCAGCATCTGCAATCTCCTGTGCAACCGAGGATATGAACGCCGCACCTTCATCCCAATATGGCTTTATCATGCTCCAAATCACTGCACCCAAACCGACAATAACGTTGATGATATCCTCAACAACCATTCGGGCGGGAGAAAGTGCGTTTCCTATGTAGTCTTTGAAGCTGTTCCACTGATCTCCGACATACTGGACTGCTTGATTTGCACTGTTACTAATCCATGACCACGCGTCAGATGCGCCCGACTTGATGCTGCTCCATGCGCCTCCTGCCGCTTCACTGATTTCTGCGAATTGACCCCCGATAGACTCACCCAGTTCACTGCCAGCGATTGCACCGCCGATGCCACCGAGGAATCCGCCGATTGCAGCTCCGGGGGCAGCGCCTACCCCGCCAAAGAGAGCTCCGATGCCGCCACCAATGGCAGCACCTGCTTTTGCACCGACAAGACCGCCCGCAAGCATACCACCTGTACTTCCGA